CTCTTAGATTATCTAGGGAATGATCGCCCCCTGCTTTGCGTGGGATGATGTGATCGATATGCATCTCACCCTCATCTGTGCCACATAACTGACAGGCTCTACCATCACGCATGAACACGCGTTCGCGTTGCTCTCGGTATCGCCTGCTGTTTAACTTATCAATAGCCATTAGATCTCATCATAACAGTTACCACATAACCACCATGCATGTACCTGCATAAGCTCAGACTCCGGTGTATCAGTCTCACACCTATTGCATTTAATAGTATTTTCTTCTAATACCAATTGTGTACCTTCCAATGATCTAAAGCCTGACATGGTGTGGAATGGCGATTGTCGATATATGACAAGCCCCATCGTACTTGACTATAACCATCTTGGTCTTTAAGCCACTCACTCTTACCCTGTGGTATTCCATAAACTCTTTGAGATCCATTGAGATTGCCTATTGCTTCTGGATTCCACGCACTTTCTTTACCCCAGAGTATTGTCAGGCATTTGTACTGAGTAACATCATAATGTAATAAATGTAATGCATATTCTTTGTAGCTCACATATTGCATTGGTTTAGATCCACCTGCATCAGGCATGATGCATAGAGCTATCCCAATAGCTACTAGCACCCCGCGAGCTACGCCCCTAAGGGGCTCGCGGTGAGCCTTTGAGAGGCTCTGCTGTGATAGCGTACTAACCATGTCAAGCACCTCGCTTAATCTTGGGCGTGTTGCCCTAATTATGTACCCTGTGGATAAATTCTGTGGATAACTTTAATTGATCCAAGATGTATAAACCCATCTCTGGATTGACTGCATTACGCAAAGCCTTGCGCTTATCAGGTAATTGATAACCAGATAAATCAAAGCCAAAGCGTTCTGCTAATTTATCCGCAGCTCCAACAGCCTTGATACCATCCGCCTCATAATGCTTGTCTGAAACCATGAAACTAGCCCAATAAGGATGACGACCAAGCACGAAGGTTGGCTTGATTAGATACTCATAGTAAGGGCGTACATTCTCCACCACCCAATGACCATCAAAGTAATGCTGAAGCAACAGGATCTCCTCATAGAGCTTCATGTCTGGGAACATAGGTGCAGCTCCCATAACTCCAACGCTCATGTGCTTACGCATCTGGCTGTGTGTTGGACATGGTGGGCTTGACCAGATGAAGTCAAACTCCTTGAAATGCTCTAATAGGTATTGATGAGCATCATCGACTATAACTGTGTCATTGGGGAATAGGTCTGCATAAACTGCAGCTACGCGTGGATCATACTCAACAGCTGTAATCTCATGCTCATCGCCCCATAGCTTACGATTACCACCTATGCCAGCGTAAAGGTTTAGAATCTTCAATCTTTGCCCCATCCTTTGCCCTTGAAGTGTATTGGGTTAGCAGCTATAACCTTAGTCATAGGCTCATTGCAATAAGTACATGGGATCATTGGTCGATCGTGCCATCCATGGGTGATCTCATTCGTGAGATTACATTTAAGACATCTATAGTCGTAGGCTGGCAAGTTAGACACTTCCTTATCATGTAAGACCCACAGGCTTCGCAGCGGTCAATGTCTGCCTCTGTGGGTTCGGTATCGAGATGACCGTACTTTAGTATGAGTAGTGGCAATAGATCCTCTAGACGGATGATGGCGGCATACTCACGCGCATCTTCACCTTGTCCGTTGAGTCTAATTACTCCGAAGCCTAATTCCCCCGAAATGGCTGTCCGAGCTTTTAATTGTTTCAAGTACGCAAGCGGTTGAAATCCAGCGCGGGCTTTGACTTCAACATCAAACGGTACATTAACAATATCCTTGCCACTACCCCTTCCAACACATGCGCCTTGCCAGACAGTCGATAGGTACTGTGCGACTACACGCTCTGTGCGGAAACCTCTGTGCTTCCTTGCTTGACTAGCCATTAACAGCTTTACACTTAGCACATTGCCATGTGACTATGCCATTAACTGAGTCCGATGAAATGTCCTCTAAATCTCTGATTGCGACTGGCTCATTGCACAGCTGACATGGCACAAAGGCTGACATCAAATCAACCCACTCACCATTAATCTTAATTCCTATGTTGCCCATTACACTCTCGCCTTCTGTGGTTGCCACTTACCATCGCTGCCTAAGTTATACCAATTAGTCGGACACTTAGCTTCGCCTGTGCGTGGTGCATGAGCGCAGAAGTATCCACCCCATGCTCTGCCGTTTTTCTCGCCTTCTTTCCATTGCATGTGTCCATGCTCGCATGATGGTGCTTCCTGAGCTTCTGGAGTACCAAGAATGTCTTGCACTAGATCAAGTGCCTTCTCTAGCGTGACTGGTGCATCAACTACGCCATTGTACTGTCCAACAGGCGTTGTCCAATAGTCCTGATCATCTGCCTTGACTTCCTGAACAGGTGGCTTGACTGGCTTAGCAGCTACTACCTTGCTCATTTCCTCTCGGCTTGGTCTCTTTCCTTTAGGCGCATAACCTGCATTTGCAAGTGCTCTGCCGATTGCCGAAGTCTCGCAATTCTCCAATGCTGAAGTCTGATTAACGCCTCGGCTAGTAACTGTTTCCTCAGCGTACCCTGTCGCCCATGCAACGCTATCTTCAGCATTCTTAAATAAATACGCCTTAACAATATATCGAGTAGCCTCGACAACTTCCAACTCAGTTGATATGCGGAACGCTGGATAGTCCTTAATAAACTTTTCAAGTCTCACCTCTACTGGCTCGTAATCTGCTAAATTAAACATATAGATCGTTTTCCTCTGTAGCTAGTTGTCCAGCTAATGCTCCATAGCTGCACAGATCGACCCAGTTGTCGATGTGTTGTGCTGACTGATTAGTCCTTGCAAGTTTAACCAAGACCATGATCCCCGCCACCTGATAGTCGTGTATTGGTGTTTGTAGGTATGCTGAGAGCAGCATTGCGGTGTGTTGCAGGTTATCCGCAGGATGACCGTATGAAAGCCCACGGTCACGGATGGTGTCTGTGGCTGTGAGTAGGATTTCATTGGCTTTCATTCCTGCCCCTTGATGCTGCGACCACGGTGGTATCCATCGCGTACACCCTTGTCATAGCTTCTGCGCTGCACATCAAAGATTGTAATGGCAAAGCCTATTAACATTCCAATAATGCAGATTAATAGCAATTTGTCTGTGTTTGACATCTTATACCTAACTGCAAGCAACGCCCTTGGATGCTTACTGAATTAGTGTGACATAACTGTCCGACTAATCAAGCACATTTAGATAACGAAACGATAACGATTATCTAGGTCTGCCGTAGGACTTTCCGGCCACAATAAACGTGCCGTCCTTCTCGATGTTAATAAGATCAACCTGCACCTTAGCTTTATTGACATAGATGATGGCGAATGCCTGTTGCCAGTTAGCCACGCCCTTGGTGTATGCAGCTTGCTTAAAGTCCATGAGATTGCCTACCTCTACACCATGCAGGACACGCCCTATACGACCCCCAGAAGCCTCTGAGAAGGCCGAACGCCCTGCTCTGTGGGTATGACCTGAGATGACATTCTTTCCATGCCTACGAGCCGCTTCTAGGGCTGATAAGCCCCCCTGTGGCTTAATGGGTGTGTGGTCTCCATGGACTGCAATCCAGTTAGGCGCAATAGGCATAGGATTCTTATGAAAGGTAATACCTAACTCATCGAAGCGCATAAACTTCTCAAAGCGCAGTTCTGGCAAAGCCCCGAACGCAGGCACTTTAGCCATGATAATGTTATAAAGACGATCTGTGTGATTGCTACGGATGCAATCAGTAACGCCTAATTCCCAGAGCAAGTCCACAGCTTCATTGCGATCATCGTTTAGGGTCTGGGCATAACTACCCATGCGACCTTCTTCCCACTTGCTTATCTGGGGTAGGTCAATCTCATCGCCAATGGTGACAACTTGATCAGGCTTAAACTTCTGAATGAAACTAGCAAGGTTACGGGTTGCAACCCTGTCATGGTATGGGACTTGTAAGTCCGAGACTACGACAATTCGCTTAATCGTCATCCTCATCATCTTCGTAATCGCCCAGCTTCTCTGGTTCGATTGGGTCTGGCAAAATCCAGCGTGGATAAGAGGGAACATCTGTAATCATAAACAGAGTAACACCTTCAGAGAAGCCAGCCTTGCGTAGAGATTTGTAATACTCATGCAAGCCAATGCAGTAAGCATCGAGTTTTGAGTAACCTTGTTCCTCTAACTGCTTAGTTGGTTTTCTTGCCATGATTAAATTATCGCTCTAAGAGTATGTTATAGATCTCATCGACACGCGCATGGAGTCGCTTAATCTCTGCAAGCAGGTGAGTAATGACAAAGCCTGACAAGCCACCGAGTGTGACTAGCGTGGCGATGTAAAGCTGGAAGAAATCTGTCTGGCTCACTTTTTAGGACTCGCGTATCCGAATACGCCTGATAGCACAGCCCATAGAATTGCGCGGTAGTCAAGGTCAAAGTTGCTTGATGCCCATGCAGCTAAGAATGCTCCAGCAGCAAGGATTGCAGGGTTCTTCATGTTCTTCATTATTCTCCACCTAACATAGATACTTGAAAAAAAGCACCATCATTGTCAGCTTCTTTCTTAAAGCTAACATGCATGTGCTTAGTGTGTTTGTTAGCCCCTGTGTACTTGCGCCACTTCCAGTTAAGGATTCTGGAGCAGATTCGTCCATCGTAAATGATGTAACTAATACGCTTGTCTGTTTTGGACTTGGATAAGGTACGAAGCTGATCTGCAAGATCGCCCATGATGTCTGGCTTTCCGTTCTTAAATAGGTCTTTGTCCACATCAATGGCGCGTACCCAGCCCTGTGCATCTGGATTATGATCAGACTTGCGAGCAGCGTGTCTGGTATCACCGATCCAGCCATCCGATGCGCGGTCACGATCTGGGAACGAATCATCGATCTGCTCTCGTAATTGGCTTGCAGCTTTACTCAGTCGTGGCTTCATCTTCAATTACCTCTGGCATGATCCATTCAAGAGTAGTTTCATCTAAACCAAGAGCATCAACTGGCTTCTCAAAAAGAAAAACATCGCGCTGCGGGTCATAAGACATTCCTACACCTGCGTATCTCTTGCGGATGTTTCCATTGTATGAAGTCCTTACGCATTTTTGATTGTAGAGATTGCCGTAGTAAGTTTCCGTGTCTAATCCATCAATGAGAACATCTTCATCTAAGCCCACGATTACATTAGTTACAACATTATTGCTATCTAGCAATGCGTAATGAGCCATTATGCATACCTCACAATGATAATTCCTGAACCACCGTTAAAGCCGCTTCCGCTGTTACCTGCTCCACCGCCACCTGTGTTTGCTGTTCCATTAGCAGCTGTTCCACCGCCGCCAAGACCACCTGGAGCGGATCCGTTTCCACCACCGCCGCCTGCATAGTAATAAACTCCGCCTGAAAGTTGTCCAGTACCGGTTGCATTACCCCATGATGAATAAGTAGAAAGACCATTACCACCATTGCCTTTAGCAGATCCGGATGTCGGAGTTGTACCTGCTTGACCAGAACCACCGCCACCGCCTGATAGACGGTAAGTAGCATCATCTGTGTTACCCGCTCCGCCTGCAAAACCTTGTGTTGCCGAACCACCTGCACCATTTGTTGTGCCGTAATTTGTGCCACCACCGCCTGAACCACCGCTGAGACCTGCAAGATTTGCTAATGATGATGCTGAGCCACCACCACCGCCACCGCCATTGGCCGTCAAGGTTGTAAATCCAGAACCAGTAACAGTTGAGTTAGAACCTGTTGTACCTCTTGTACCACCTGTGTTAGTAGAACCTGCGCCACCCGCGCCAATAGTGATTGTGTAAGCTGTGCCACTATTCATTGATTGTGATGCGGAGAAAAGCAATCCACCCGCTCCGCCTGCGCCACCACCTGCAGCGTTGCCATTTCCAGCCATTTGTGAACCAGCTCCGCCACCGCCAGCGATATTAAGAATATCTGTTGTCAGCGCAACACTTGGTGTAAAAGTACCTGTTGAAGTGAAAACATGATAGACAAAATCACCCACTATGTAGATTGTTCCACCTGTGGCTTTAGCCGTAGGCGCGGGCTTTGCTAACGCTCCAGCAATCACATTTAACATTACGCGATTGCTCCGACCACATACCAAGTATCTGTGGCAGTCTTAATGCAAGCTGCTGTTTTGTATTGTCCTAGAGTTGGTGCTGCGGCTGTGCCACCTGCGCTAAGTACTGTAGTCGTGCCAGATGTAACTGCTGAGATTGTGCAAGTGCCCGCTCCAATATTAAGGACGGTAATTACTGTGCCTACTGGAAATGCTGTAGTTGCATTTGTAGGAATCTTGAAAGCATTAGCAGATGCATTGCTCATAGTTACTAGAACCTGATACTGATCTGTCGATGCTGCTGTGTATGTCGTACCTGTTTGGGCATTTAGAGTAAAGGCCACCAAGCCATTAAACATAGCCGCTGATAGGACATCGCCTGTTGCTGCTGGAAATCCTGTTGCCATTTATTGCTCCTTTACCATGCTAGACGAGATACGCCTAGGATACCGTATTCTGTACTTCCAATGATGAAACCATCGGTTATTGGCTCCATCGTGGTGAATGTCGTAAACCACTTATTCGGCTGAATGTCATGAGCCACCCCTTGAACCTGTAAGGTTTTTGTGATGGTATCGCCATTAGGCTGAATATTAGAGATAGTCACATTGCTAAAGTAATCAAGGCTTAGAGCCGCTAAAACTCCAGCAGCATAGTTTGGCGTAGTTAAATCAAGGGTCATGGAGTCGATGCGAATTGTGGTGTCCTTACGACTGTTCACATAGGTAGTCGCTAGGTTCATGGCTTCCTCATCGGTAGCAATAGGCAGGTTTTGTGCGCTAGTGCTGTGTAAGAAGTAAGTATCCACGCTTGCTGTATCTGTGTGAGTCTGCACATTGCTGCTGCCATAGCGTTGGATGTTAGCCTGATTGATGATGAGCTTGTCATCGAATGCAAACTTGATGTTAGCGTAAGGAATACCGCCTGTTTGATTAAAGACTGTAGGCGTATCATCGATGCTTTCGACAGTACTAGATCGGCTCTTAAATACTGCGTTGCCATCTGGACTCATGTAGAACGCGCCTAACTCACTAAACTCTGTAGCTCTTAAAGCCGCCAGAGCCACGCGAGATTGACCAGAATCGGCTGAGCAAATGGTGTCACCTGTGTCGATGTCTCGCATTGAGTTAGGCCATGAAAGCTCTGAAAGGATTCGATTAATGCGAGTGCCTGTGTCTTGGTCTGTGCTGGCATCTGTAACAGTTGAGATTGCAGCAAGGTTAAAGATCTTAAAAGCATCGTAAGAGACGATAGTTACATAGCCGATTTCCTGCCCTGTAGGGTAAGTGTATCGGTACTCAGATGTGTAGCCTGAAAATAGATAGTGTGTATTGCCTGAGTAAGTAGCAGTAATCTGAATCTTGCGTAAAGGTTTTAAGAAGCCATAGATCGGAGAGCTAGTGTTCTGCGGGTTAAAATCACCATTAGGATCTAAAATCTTGACCGATGCTGTACCTGCGTTATAGCTGTCAGTCATTAGATCACGACCGCGCCTAATTGATGTTTGAGTAGTCTGTGCGGAATAGTCAATGATTAAAGAAGCTGCATTGCTGTTAGCCAATTCTGAAACACCAAGAATACCTTTAACAGGATCGCCAATAGTAAATGGGTAGCCATAAGTAGGGCCATCACTAAAGTTGATGGTTACTCCGATAGTTGCAGGTAATGACATTAAATAGCCACTAATCGATCTGGCTGGCTAGTTACCGCTAAGTTGCCACTTAATGCAGAGCTATTCATTGCATCGATAATTGATTGCTTTAATTCTGCTTCTGTGGTTACAGTGCCTTGAACTACTACTGTCACATTAGTATTTCCACCGGCTCCACCTGCTCCGCCGCCTGCAACAACAGGTGGCACTCCACCGATTGTGCCTGTGATGCCCATAGAAGCTGCGGCTTGTGCAGCGTAGCGCGCACCTGATAAAGCCTGAGCAAATGACGCTCCACCAAGTAAACCCATAGCCAATGAGTTTTGTGCAATGGTGCTTGTTAATTCAATAGATTGCTTGTTGATCTCAATGATGGCTCGTGTAACTCCATCAAGTCCTTCTTCCCATGAGATAAAAGGATTGCCAACATCCATTGAATAAACTTCGCCAAGAGTCTCTTGTAAAGCTGTAACCTTGCCTTGGACTTTGTTAAGCATATCTGTGTACTTCTCAATGTCCTCAATGTTTTCTTCTGCAATGGCGCGAAGCAATAGCAAACGGATTCTTTCTTCTTCGCTGATCTTGCCCTTTAGAGCCGCTTCAATCTGGATCTTCTGGATGTCAAAGATTGCCTTAGCCTTAGCCAGTTTTAGTTGATCTTTAGAAATTTTTAGAGTTTCTTTAGCAACTTTAGCCTGTTCACGAGTCACTCTAGTAGATGTTTGAGATTGACCTGAGACTGTCATTGGAGTCGTAAAAGGCCTTGGTGCGGTTCTTGAAGCTGCGCCTAAGCGAGTAATTGCTCCCAATGGGCCAGCAGACAATGAACGTTGAAATGGTGTAAGCAATAAACCAAGTAAAGACTTTGTTTCTCCGCTGATCTTGAATGTACCAATTTGAGATAATCCGCGCAAGAAATCAGCAGCACCAAGAGCAGCTCTTTCCATATCATTTGCTAAATCATCAACAGCAGTATTGCCACCAAGGGTTTTTAGAGAATCGATGATTCCAGTACCAATGATCTCTTGGACATTGGCTGATGCAACTGCAAGTTTGTCCATTGAGCCTTGGAAAGTATTGGCTGCCGCTGTTGCTGAACCCTTAAAGGTAGATGCTAGATCCGTTGTAATATCGTAGAAAGATTTAGTTTTTAGATCTGCCTTGGATATACCTACACCTAAACGAGAAAGTGCTGTGTTATTTCCTAAATATGCACGACTTAACGCTGCTGTCACCTTGCCTAAGTCATTGCCGGTGGCCGCACTTATATCTAAAGCAAGATTAAGAAGTCTTTGTGTTTCTGCTGTATCGCGTGTTGCTACTGCTAAACCTTGGTATGCAGGCCGCAACTTATCGTCAATGATTCCAAATTCGCTTTGGAGTCTTTGGATGAATCCTTCTGCACTAGCGGCATCTCGCTCTAATCCAACATTCTTTAGAGCTAGTGCTAATTGTTGCTGTGCCTTTTGATCCTCGGCTGCGGCCTTGACTGCTGCCTTTCCATAAGCCAGAACTTTACATTCTTGGTTAGTTTGTCTGTGGCAGTATCGGCTTGCTTAAAGGCTTTATTGCCTACGAACTCCGCAGCAATATCAATCATTACATTAGCCATGATTAGCCTCTCGCTCTTGCATTAAGTTTGTCTGCTGCTTTTTTAATAGCCGCCAATACTGCTTCTCTAGCCTTGCCATTGTTTTCTTCGTAGGCGCGGAATAAAGCCCGACCTTCCATCTTGCCATCACCCTTCATCGGTGAGGTATATTTATCCTGTTGATTTTGCACAAAGCGGCTTGATGGGGTTTTGCGCCCCATAGTTTCATAGATTGCTCCAGCTGCACTCTTGTTAAATACGCGAGCAAGGGATCTAAATCCTCTGCGGTTAGGCTTTGATGGTGTTGTCTTATAGCCAATGCCGGACTTGACGATTCGAGCGTTGTATGTAGGAAAGCGAGCCTGCGAGTTGTCTCTAGGCAACCATCCGCTTAACACTTGTGAGTCATCTGGCAGATACCCTCTAGCAGCCTTTGTGATGGGTTTTAAGGCTGCTGCAACTTCTTTAGGTAATTCTTTAGCCAAGTCAGGACTAAACTTGCGCAGAGCCTTACGGAGCTCAATGCCGCCCTTTACGCTTGCTGGCATCGCTGATCTCCTTTGCTTCATCCTTTAGACCTAGCAAGAGAGCATCTAGCATGGTCTTGTCTAATTCGAGTAACTGCTGTGGCGCGATCCCCAACCTAATGCTTAGCCTAGCGATTAGATAGGTGAAGGGTAGATCGCGCTTTAAGACAAAGGGTCTGACTCCTCAACGCTAACACTTGTAAGTGTTTCGATGAAGTCAATCCCAAAAGGCTTAACAGATTCACCTGACCTGCGTGTTACTTCCCAAGCGAGCCAATAGACATGGGTCTGTTGTTCCAGAT